CTTATCAATTATAGGCTTTAATTCTATCATATAGTTTTCTGCTTAGATATTATATTTGTCGGAACGTCAAAACTCGCTGGAGCTTCTGGAATCTCTGCTTCACGTGTACCTGCGATTACTTCTGTTTCCATATCAAGTAATTCATGTTTTTTGAGCAATTCAGAGTATTCTTTATCTGTTAAAATACCTTGTGCATACATACCAGAATAACGGTTATATTTCTGACCTTTAACAGTTTCTTCTTGATCTGCGGATAATACCCGTAACGGTTCAAACTCAATAGTTAGATCATCAGGAGAAATACCAAACAAGGTTTGACATTTTAATTTTAAGATATTTATAATGATTGGCTTCGCCTTAGCTCGTACCTCTCCATCGATCATTGAGTTATAGTTTTCTATATCATCCTCACCAGAATTGAATCCAGATGATGAAACTCCGAATAGTTTAGTAAGTGGCATGTGGAAATCGTTTGCAATACTCATTCTAATCTGTGTCAACATTTCGCCTAATCCGGAGAACGACATTTGTTTCTGGATATATTCATCTTCGGTGTCCATAACTAACGCGCCTAAGATATTCTTAGTTTCATTAGATAATTGAATGCGCTTCTTGATCTGATTAGTTGCTTCATCTGAGGCCATTGATGATGAGAAGCCGCTTATTTTATAAACATCAATCTTAGCTTCATCCAATAATTCAAATATAACTTCATTGTTTTTGAAGTATTGATTTAACGATCTTACCACACGTTCAGGTTCAGCCATTCCCCAGCCACGCAAACGTGGTTTCAAAAATGAAGGAGCTTCTTTACCTTTTAATATTAAGACGTGTGACGAATGGATTCTATTCCCGTAATAATTAAACTCTGTTTCGCCTGAATCTGGTAACGGTGTGATGTTCTGATACCCACCTGCAACATTCTGTTTATTATAGAATAGTTCCCACATATCAACTGCTCGAAACTCTAATTTGTTACCTTCGCTTAATTCTGTTAATTCTTTTTCATGGTTCTTACCAGATATAATCAATACTCCTGCTCCACCATAAAGACGATTCCATTTAAACGCTTGAGCTACAATTTGTATAATACCTTCTGATTCAACCGATTCTAAAAGCTGTTCAATTTCATCTTCGTCCAATTGATCTGAATCCACTTTAACACCGCCACGAAACGCATCATCTACAGGTTGATCGCATAATGTTTGAATAAGTCCATGCTCAACATACATTTGTGAAAGTAGTTGCCGCATATTGGATATCATGTAATATCGTAAGTTTTTGAATTGAGTATCTGTTTGGCTTAATTGTGAACCACCAAAATTATCATAGCCTAAGCCAGATACAAAGGAAGATAAGGTATTGTTTATTTGAGGTAAATCATTTGCCGAAACGCCATTAGGGATATCATTTTTGACTTGTTTATGTTTATTTCTTCGAGATCGTCTGCTTGACAAAAGTTACTCCTATTTTTTGAATAGTGACATTGAAATAAAAATCATAACTGGCAACAATAATAAAACTGTTGGCGTATTTACGGTTAATATCAAAGATGCCATAACGAACATCATTAAAATGAAAGAATACCATCCGAGAATTTTAAACATAATTTATCTTAATACAAAAATTAAAGGTTGTCAAGTATGGAAGATTTACCAATACACAAACCTTGATCTATACCATCACATAAATTATCAATAATATCATCGTGTTTATGGCTATTATCACGCCGGAACTCTTCACATTCAGCCAATATATCAACATTGTAACTCCATTCAGCATTTTTGAATAGTTTGACTCTGCCGCATTCTATGTAAGGCAAAACATCTTCAACCCTTGTTAATTTGTCTTTATCGCGCTGAACAGCTTTAATTGGTATACATGTATCACGCTTTAAATCTTGAATTAAACCCGTTCCACTTGCTTTATCTTCAATATAAAATAAATTAGGTTTTTTACCTTGTAATCCTACTCTCCATTTATTCCAAAATGCAATAGCTGTTTTTCTTAACTTTGGTGATTCCCATTTACCGCGTACCATATCTAATAAATGTAAAGAATTTTGATAAACGAACCATGCACACATTACAGAATAATCATTATGTTCTTTTACTTTTTGAGCTGTATCACCCGTAAAGAAAAATTTATCTGGCTTAATTCCTGTATAATCTTGAAAATATTCAAACCATTTGATTTGAATAACACTACCACCTGTTTGAATTGGTTCTTGTTGATATTGCCCTGAAAATATAAACGGGTTCGTACGCCTTAGAGCAAGCATATCTTTAATGGGATAACGCTCTTCCCAAAACGATTCGTCTTTCTCATTTAACGCTGGAATCTTTACTTGTTCCCATTCTTCTTCATCAACATCCATTACATAACCAGCTAAATCCTCTTTATGAAGTCGCTGCATAATTAAAATAGTAGGCGTTTGTGGCGTTCTACGCCTTGTTTTTAGTTTTTGAGCGTAAAAATCAATAGCTTCTTGCCTTGAGTTTTCATAACGGGCTTTACCTGCGTCAATAGGATCATCAATAATTAAAGCACCTGAAAACCCGTCTATGATTGGATTACCTGCATCAAGTCCAGTTATTGCTCCACCTGTAGTCCCTGCCATTAAGCCAGTTCTGTTTTTAGCTCCACTAAACGACCAATTAGCCTTAGAATCTGAATTAAACGAACCACCGAACAAAATACGCCATGCAGAGTGAGCGCATATATCTTTAGTTTCGTTAGATAATTTCATAATCAAACGGTCGCCATGTGAAACATAAATAAAGGCGTGGTTAATATCACGAGCAAAACACCATGAAATGAAGTATTCAGCTAATAGGGATTTTCCTGCACCTACTGGAATATTTAATATGAGGTTACGCTTTTTATTACGTTGGAATACTATATCTTCTAATTTTGCAATAACTTCCCGATGGAATGGCTTGAGCGTTATTTTTCTCTCATTGATTAAAAGAAACATTGTTTGCAGATATAACAAAAAAGAAGATTTCAAGGCTAATTGATACGCTTGAGTATCTTCTTTAATTTTACTTAAAACTATTTGTGCCGCTTCAATATCATTTATCATTTAATAGATCGTTTAGCTCCTTAGCTGCTGCCTTAGCTTTAGCGATATCACTAAAATCATGTTTAACTGCACCAGTCAAATCTATACGTTCAGTTAAAATATCTAGGTTCTTCATAATCAATTCTATCGTTGGTTTTTTAGTAGCAAACTTAACTTTCTTTAAATACTCAACGCCATCCATATTAGAATCAAATTCAAGCCCTTCAATAGCTCGCTTAACTTTGTCAGACCATTCACTTATAGGTTTTAATGTCCCGTTTTTATTATATATTGAAGTACGATCACAAAATGACATATCCCTTAATTCTTTTAAAGTAGTCTGTATCACCCATTCATTTTGACCTAACATAGCGTTGGTGTACTGTTGCTGATTTTCAGGAGTATTTAACCACCAATTAATATTTGAAAAACTTATCTTGTACATTTCGCATAGATCAAGAATAGATCCGCCGTTTGCAACGTGGTTACAGGTGAGCTCAAGCGCATCAGGGTTAGCTATGTATTTATTAAATGACTTTGTGTATTTCATATCTTTATAATAACACAGAATGATTTATTTGTAAATAAATTTGACAACTCCGCATTACTGCGGTATACTTGAAGAGTCGAAAGGAGATATATGATTAAACTTAAAATCAGAACAACTACAATCAAATTAAACGGTAAAATAATAACAATCAAACGAGCAAGGAGAATTAAATGAAAGGAATCATCATAACATCAGTAGTTGCAATTTTTATTATGATCGTAGTATTCGGATACCAGAACCAAATACACCAGCGTAATATCGTTTCGATAATCGCCCAAGTTCAACATGAAACACGTATTATGGAACAAAAGAAACCCTGGTTACGTCAAACAGCAAGTAAAATATCTGATTTGTTCGGTAGATGGGGAAGGGTTGAACGATGAGACTCACAACTAAACATGAAACGTCTTGTTTTGGCGTCCCAGTGTTCGTTAATTCAGATAATGAGCTAATCGGCTCTGCTAATGCTATTTGTGCCTTACGCATTAAACTCAGCTTATCTCGCTATGCTTTCGGGCGGTCTGTGGGCGCATCTGATAGAACTGTTGAAGGCTGGGAGTTAGGACGTAGAATTGATGAACAATTCATACATAGGATAAAATTCACTTATTTTGGAAGGGGAAAGTAATATGACATTAAAAGTAAAAGGTGGAAGAGTTTTTCCAAACAATGAAGGTATGAGTTTACGTGATTATTTTGCAGGGCAAGCATTAATTAGATGTTCATCAATTGATGATATACTTAATGATGGTCATAGCCCTCAAGAATGGTATGATGATGTTTCAGACGCAGCTTATAAATTAGCAGACGCAATGATTAAACAACGTGAAATTATTTAATCCGTACAATCTTCAATCCACTACAAAATGATATACATCTAAATAACTTACCCGTTCGCTTAGAATACATTCTAAGTGCGCGGTGTATTTTATAATTCTCTAATTCATTTGGCGTTCCTTGCCTTGTCATCACCCATCCATACATCTTATATTGACCGACTTCTATTTGATCGAAATGATATTTACCTTTATCTAGTTTTTTATCCAACGTCACGAAACAGTGTGGACACCTCTTTGCTGGTAAGTATCTTGGAACTACCGTCACTCCACATTGGGGGCAAACATAGTTGATATTTTTATCGTTTAACATGCCTTGACATCCTTTAACATTTTATTACATCCGCTTACACTGTCCTATTGAATTAAAAATGATTAGGTCGTTGTAAGTTCTTTGTTATCATAAGTTTATGTCATCTGTCCTAGCTGTCCATTGAAAAAGGGGGGTCTCTATAAAGTATATAATGTAACACAAATGCATATCAATGTATACTGTATTTTACCATATATAATATTAATATGCAAAACTGTTACATTACTATAGTCTTAATATAGTAATATTCACTAGGACACTAGGACAGTATTATATAAGTATATATATATCAGTCATTTATGCCGTCCCACACTTGTCCCACTGTCTCATAGTAATAACCACGATTTCCAAAACTTTCACGTTTTTTTTCAAAATTTAACATTGATAATATTTTTCCAATCCGAACTGCATCATATTTTGTCTTCTTCGATTTTTCAATATGAAGGCATTTCTCCATAATATCGTCCATATAAAATTTATCAATGCCACAAACAAAATTAGTTATGTCAACTTCCCATGGATCAGCAACTCTCCTCTCGTCCTGCTCATTTAGGGCAGAATCAGGGATTTCCCACCACTGCGACTCCACTCGGGCATCATCGTATTCTGGTGTTTCAGAGTTAAATATGTGTGCTGCCTCAGCAAATATCTGCTCACGGATATCACGAACATACGATATATCCAACCGTTTGGCTCTGATAGG